CGTTAGCAATTACATTTTGACCTCCACCATCAGGATAGTGTCTCATATCTACATTAGACACAAAATTGTTTTTAACATCATCTAAAATAATCACGTTTGTACCACCAAGTCCAACATGAGACTTCACAACAACTCTAACTCCTGATCCAGTTGCACCAAGAGGATTTAACATCAATAAATCACCAGGTGCATAACCAGAACCACCATTTTGAATATCAATATTTGCAGCAGTTACTGCACCATTTTGAACTGTGACATCTGCAGTTGCACCTTGACCAAATCCAGTTAAACTTGTAAATCCAATTCCACTGTATACTTGAGCAGATCCACTTGTAGGTGTAAGTCCAATACCAGTATTTGCAACCACTGTTAAATTACTACCTGATGCTCCAGTTTTTATTGGGCCTCCAACAGCAAATACTTTTCCTGTATGAATAAATCCACTTGTTGCATCAGTTTGTTCAAATTTATCTCCTTGAGAATATATTGTTTGACTTGTTCCTAAAATAATGCTAACTCTTTTTGAGAATGCTGTTATCGGATTTTTTCTTTTAAGTCGGTGTGGTCTCACTTTTGAATTGTAAAGTAAAACACTTGATGGTGCATTAGTTACAAATTTTGCTTTATTTAATTTAAATTTAAGATCTTCGTACTGACTGGGTGTCCATGTGCTGTTATTTTGAGATTTAAATAAAGAACCTAAAGTTGGTTGTGTTGCATTTAACCCTTGGGTGATTAAGTCAGTTTCACCCATTCTGTTAATAAATGCCAAATAATTAAGTGTATATGGTGCCATTAATACCATACAATATTCCACACCACCTTGTAGATAAACAGGTGATTTAAACTTAAATGTTGTTGGGACACTACCGTCATCAGATACATTTATATCTCTTGGTTTTATTTTTGTTTCACCAAATGGAACAATAGTTGCAGTTGGTATTCCATCTCTCATCGTTCTGATTTGAACAGAAACTGGCACTTTTTTATCTTTGGTTTTGAAGAATACTTCTCCACTAGTGATAAAAATACCATCACTATAATTTTCTGGCGATATAAGGAATGATTGTGCTAATGGATCTCTTCTTCCTCCCCTTCTGCTGTTCCCTCTTCTAACTCTTCTCCTTCTAGAGGGAGAAGTATTTCTTATTCTATCTCTACTTTCAGATCTTTCTCTTTCTGTAACCACCTCAGTTCTTCTTCTGTTAAATGTTCTGGATACATCTTCTCTTCCAACCTCTACTCTTTCAATCACTGGTTGTTTGATTGATAAAGTTTGATCTTGAGTGCTAGTTTGATATCCACTTGCAAAGTATTCTGCTTCTGCTGAACTAGAACCAGGATCTAATATAGCTGCGTTACCTGGATCAGTAGTTATTCTGATTGTATTGTTTCCAGTTGTGAATACAGGATTACTTGCAATTTTTGGATCGGGAATATGTAAGGAAAAAATTAAATTTCCGTTATCATCACTAACCAATTTTATACTACTAACAATTGCTTCTGCAGACCCATCTGCATTTACAAGACTCATTCCTTTGTAAACATATCCGCTATGTTCAACATTATTTTCCAATGACAAATCAGCAGTATCAATATTTAATACTTCACTAGTGCTTGAATATGCTGAAGATAATGTTGTATCTGGATATGGTAAATTTGTAATAACTTCCACTGGATTATTATATGGCCCTTCTAGATGATTTGGAGTTGCTACTCTAAATTTAATTTCAGGAACTGAAGATGTTTCATTAGATTGTGAAATACTTTCAACAATATCATTAACTGCAAAGGTTCCTTTTACCATTTGAATTGGAAGAAATTTAGGGATAGCATACTTAGTCAAATCAGTATTTTCCATGAAGACATAATATCTTGTGTTTGGTTTTACTCTTTCAGCAAAAACTTGGACATTTCTAGATCTAACATTGTAAAGAACATTCATTCCTACAACTTTAGTTCCTAAATCTATAACCTCTTCATTAGCAGACAATTCTAAACCAAATTCTCTTTCTACACCCGTTTCTTCAAATGTTTGTCTAATAGTATTTCTAACATCTCTAGTAGTTGTTGTAGTTGTTACCCACGCTCTTGTATCTCTTCTTCTACTTGTCTCTGTTCTACTCCTAAGTACTCGCCTATTAACAATATCTTCATCAATTAAAGTAGCACTATCTCTACCATTCCAAGTAGTTTCATGAGAGTTCCAGAAACTTGATGCCATTCCACCATTTTCATCATCAACTCCTAATAAATCTGCTATTCCATCAAAGACACTATCAACTTGAATATTCTGCGATGGTAAAACTGTTTCTTCAACCCAAAAATCATTACTTGGAGTTAATTCAATTTTTCCAACAAAAACATCAACAAGAAATGGATTTAAATTTTCAACTCTAGTAGCATTTGGTTGATCTATGAATGTTTCTTCCTCATAACTTAAAGTTAAAGCAGATCCTCCTCTCGTAATATTAGAATCGGCAAAATCATCAACAAAATTATAATCCGAAGTTATTGGATTTGCGATTGTACTCTTTGTTTCAAAAACCAATGAAATATTTCTTTCTGTAGATCTTGGTCTACACTCTCCTCTTACTACATCAATATCAAAATTAGAATCACCCGTCAAATTATGTGTTTTGTGATCTTGAAAATTATCAACGAAAAAACCAGACTTAAATTTATCTAATCCAGTATTAGGGTCTTTTATTGATAAATTTTTAGTATCAGTTTCAAGTAAAGATAAAGTTGTATAATTTTCTAAATTTTTAATTCTATTTTCAAGACTACCAATATCCCTCATCGTATATCTTTTGTGAGGAACAGTCTTAGTAATTATTTCAGATGCATCACGAACATATGGTGGGTATGAAATTGTTGCAACTTGGAAGGCTCCTTCATTAGGCAACGGTGCTTTTGGAACTCTTGATGGTTTACCCTCTTTTATTGTAAATATACCATCTTGTCCTAAGTACAATCTATCAACTCTTCCTAGATAATAAGAATAATCAACGACAACAGTTTTGTTTGTAACTACTGTCTCAGATTCTGATGATGCAAAACTTCTAGATGCGTACGAAAATGGAGATTTAGTGCTTGATGGATTATATTGGGATACTCTGGGTCTGAAATCAATATAATCAGAAGCGTAAGAATCAAAAACAAATGGTAAATCACTTGAATAATCAATATCATTATAACTATTCACTGTTTCAATATTACCAGAAGATTCATCATTACTGAAACGATCAAAAATAACCCTTAACTTACGAGTTGGTTTTTCTACATCAGATTTTCTAACTATTCTTGCATAATCTACAAAATCATCCCTATGACCGTTATCTAAAGTAAAATCATCAATTATATTTGAATCACCAATAGTTATGTCATCTACTGTAGCTGTAATCCCAGAGGTCATCAGAGTGATAGTTTCCTCTACTTGGAATGTATTTTCGTTTTCGTAAACGAAAGACAACTGAGACGCTGCTCTGGTCACTACACGGGCAACTGCACCTGATGCTGCACCAATAAATTGCTCACCAACCAGTACGTTACCAGTAAATGTATCACTTTGTTGACTAACGGTAATTGCTGGTAATTCTGGATCATTTGTATCATTTGACTCAAAAATTGCCAAAATACGATTTGCTTCTGGAAAGTTTAATGATATCTCTTCGTCTTGAACTCTCGTTCCATAAACTTGACTGAAAGATAATCCATCATTTAAAGATGTTGATCCAATGCCAGATCCTGATAACTCAGATCTGCTAACGATTAAATCCTCACATCTTACTAAAGATTTTGCTTTAGAAACCAATTTACTTCTTCTTATTGCGACTGTTAATTCAGCATCTCCGTTTGGAATTCCAGAAATTGTAACTTGTTTTAATCCAGAGTCTACACTTACCTGTGATTCAAAAAGGGGTATATGTACATTATCAACTTCTAAGTAGTAATTCTCTGCACTGAACAACTCAAAAAATAGTTCGCTAGTATCTCCACCAAGTCCGCTAATTTGAAATGTGACAGCATTTCCTGTAGCTGTTTGTCCAAATTGTTTTCTGGTAATATAAGAACTATCTAAGACATTCATCGATGCCACATAATCATTTGCCAGTTTAACTATCAAACCAGGATTATCAGACTCATTTAGAGTTGGAATTACAACATTTATACCAGATAATGGGTTAGTGCCTGACGTATTAGTTACGAGACCAGTACAAACACCAACCACGCCTGGAACTGCTTCAATAGTTACATTGTTTTGAGTAACAGCTGTAACTCTGTTGAAAGTAGGATCTGTTTCCCCTTTTTTTCCATATGAGATAATATCACCAACTTTTATTTGACTTCTAAAATCAGCAACTTGAGGTGATGCTAATGTATTACCACCAGTTATATTAAATTCAATACTTTCAGGAAATACTTTCTTCTTAGTGTTTAAAACTGTGTTTGCAGCAAATGCTACACCACTAATACCATTAACTGCTTTGACAGATTCAATATCATTATCAACTATATCTTCAATATCATTACCTGAATCAATTCCATTTATTAAAATTGGTTCATTAAGTTGAAATTCTCCACTCACATCACGAAGAGTCACTGATGTTCCGTTAGTAACTGCTGAAACTGCGTGTCCAGTGGATCCACTAAATTTACCTTTTATAAAAGAATCTTCAGCAATTGTTTCGTTATTTGATAATGTGAGAACAGTGTAAAGTTGAATATCATAAAGTTTTAAATCAAATGCAGTAACTCCAATACCTGCAACTGCTTTTTGGTTATAATCAAAAACTCTGGCATCTCCAATAACAGTTCCAGCAGCAGATTTATCAGGGTTCAATCTTTGATTTCTTAAATTTATCTTCGCATCATCATTAAATCCAATTTTTGGCGTTCCTTTTACATGTGTAACTTTGATTGAAGTTCCAACTCGAATCGGAACACTTTGATTATTAAGTGTTTTAGTGGTTCTTGGTTTTAATATGTCTAAAGATGTAGTTGATATTTTATCAATTTCATAACCTCTTACAAAGGCTTTTCCTGATGAAATTTGTAGACAAACTGAATCATCGCCAGGAACATTTCCATTTGAAGTTATTTGTGTATCAAAATAAATTCCTTTATTGCCAAGTCTATTATTTAAAGACTCTCTCACTTCAAGAGAAAAAGGTCTTACGTAGTAATCACCAGATTCATCATAAGTTCTTCTTGCTAATTCCTCTGCAAATGTATTGTATTCTGTTTTTGTTACTATTTCTTCTACATTTCCGTTTTCAACTCTAAAAAGTTCAACAAAATTAGAATCATCATTATCAGTCAAAGATTTTTTATGCAACCTTGTAGATAATTTAAATCTATCTGCACCTGGTGCAGATTCGTTTGAAAAACCTTTAGCATTATCATATAGATCGGAATTTACTAATGATGGACTTACAACCTCTTCTTTAAGTAAAAATCCAACTCTATAACTAGGAGTATTTGTATATTGATCTAATATTATAGTTGAGTTTGTATTTTTAACAAAAAATCCTCGAATAAAAAATACACCCTCATTTATTGAAAGAGAAGATCCTGTAGAAGTTGAATCAGAAACTACACATCTTGCGAATTGTCCATTTTCTGCAATACTTGTATTTGCATAATTTATACTAGAAAGAGTTATAAGATTTTCACCATCGGCAAAAACACCTGATTCTCCATCGGTTCCTGATTTTGTGTATTTGATATACAAAGTATCAGATCCATCAATTGATTCTAAAGCTGTTAATCTACCAACTACAGTTGCTTCGACACCTGTAGTTTCACCTTTTATTTCAATTTTATTATCTGCTAAAATATTAGTGTAGGAACTAACTGGGACATTTAAAAAATTTGGATCTATTTTTACTGCTGTATAATCTGGATCATATGTAATTCCACCAGGAATAACCATAGAACCTTCTTTAAAAAAGTGTTGTCCAAATTTTTCAACTTGATCTTGAAGAATCGTTTGTAGAGTCGTTAATTCTCTAGCCTGAATTGGGAATCCTGGTTTAAATAAAACTTTGTGATAGTTCTTACTATCAACAAAATCATCAAAATATGGGGAAACGTTTAAATTAGTATTTTGTGGCATTTTTTTAGAACTCTATGACGATTTTTACTTCTTCTTTTTGAGACTCTGTTCTCGTTATTGGTGCTCGATTGTCAACATATATGATATCTCCAGAGTATTTTTTGACATCTGGGTTTGCCTTTCCGTCAACAAATGATTGACCTAAACTTTGGTTCTTTCCAGTTGCTATGACAACAGAATCACCGTTAAAAGTAGTATCAACTATTCCTGTACCAGTTGCTGTAGAACAATTAATTGTATTTCCAATTGAAACAAAATCCAATTTTTTATATGAATATTGAGAGAGTGTTGAAAATCCAACAGGTTGATAATACTTAAGAACTCCAGTAAGTGGATCCCAAGAAGCAACATAACCAACAGCAGTAGAACCAACTCCAACCGTTTGAGTTATCAATGCGTTAACTGGGTAGTTTATATCTGATAGTGCTGGGCCTCCACTAGCAGATTTTAACTTTAACGCACTCAAATTAGTTGCAGTCGTATTATTTAGAAGACCAGTTCCACTAAGTTGAAGAGGATTTTTAACTATTCCAACACGAGAAAAATCATTACCAACAATGTAATCTGGTGCATCGTCAACATTATTATCAAACTTAGAGTACACCATAACTCTAAATCCACCTAATTCACGATATATATCGGCACCATGACCTCCTTTTGGTGGAATTACAACTTCAAAATTCACTCCACTTCCTGGATTAAGGTTTTTACCGTCGTAAGTTCCGCTTGTCCATTGAATTGCACCATAAGTATAACCAGATCCACCAGTAACACTTTCTACGTTTTGTATTGACCCACCAACCACACTCACTGTAATTGATCCTCCAGTTCCATCCCCAATAATCGGAATACCAGAGATTGTTCCATTAAGAACACCATCTACTGTTACCGAAGCACCTTTATCTGTAACAACTACAGTTTCAATTTTCCCATCTACAGCAGCATCTTTAACAGATAGTGTTGAAGTATCCCCCCAAACCTGTGGAAGTGGCACGTATTTTGAAGTTACAAATTTAACTATATCTGCTGGTGTTATACTGAAAAGATATTTCCATAGATAACCATCTGACCCATTTCCAGCTGCTTGAGGACTGTTACTAACATGTAAGGGTTCAAATAAAGATTTTTGTCCTTTTGGATTATCTGCAGTTGCTCCGTTGTTTATGCAAATATAGACATTAAACTCAGAGTTGACAACATAGTAAGTAGAGTCGTAAAGAGATGTTGACTGAGAATTGGGAGTCAAATTTTGAGGAGTATATCCATTTTGAGCAGAATAGTTATTTCTGTACATTTCGTATACAGTTCCTGTTTGCCAATTTTTTCTTGGAACAATTCTTCTAACATCATTTGAAGTTACTTTTTTCAAAAATAACATACTATCATAGTAAAAATTTTCTTGAGCGAAAGAATCTACGGGAGTTGGCACTTGACTAGGCCAATTCTGATCACCGTAATTTTTTACTTCAATATTCTTTGGATTTGGATGTGCCAAAAAAGTATAATAATTATTTTTTCCAGATGCACCAATACCTACAAAACTGTCTATAAAAGTTTCTGCGTTTAATATACGATATTGGTCAGTGATTATTGCGGGCATTGATACTTACATTTTTGATTATTTATACCAGTTATGGAGAATAGGAAGTTGTTATGGGTAGAGTCCTTATGATTTGAGTTGAAGTATCAATTCCAAGGATACCATTTTGATTGTGGAAAGTAAATGATTTTGAAGTAGCATTTCTACTTACATTTATCGCACCCCAACTATAATTTCCAGATTTGGAATAAGTTGATAAACCTGTATTGTTGGGGTTAGTGTTTATTCCTGAAATTGAATTTACATTTGCAAAAATCCTTGTCATTGAAGATCCAATAGACACAAAGTGTGCAACGTAATATACGTTGTCAAGGAAATTATTACCAACACAAACGGTTTCTGGGCCTGAAGATGTAGTTTTAATTCCAGTCACTCCATTTCCAATAAACGTATTTTCAATTACAAAGTAGTCACCAGTGCTGATTCCTGACCTTGATATTTTTTGCAATACACTTCCAGCTGGAGGGCCAGAAGGATCATATATTGTTGGGTCTGGTTCAACTTCAAAAAATATTGCAGGCCCAGTTGTATTGATACCAGTTGCACTAAGTCCAATTCCTGTAATAATTCCAAAATCTCCAAAAGTTCCTACCTCTTCAATAGTTTCAACAACAGCTGTAGTTCCCATACCAACAATACTTATATCATTTAAAGTCTGATCTAAACCATCAATTTGTTTAAATGACCATGCATCTTTTACATATATTCTTCCATCAGAAGGACTAACAGATTTTATAATTCCTGTTGTTGGTAATATTTGTGCTGTTAAGTAATTTCTTTCTTTAGATATGTTTTCACCATCAATAATTAAGTCATTTACTTGTTTTCTCCACATTGTTGGTCTCTTAAAATCAGTATCGGTAGATATTCCCACTCCAGAGTAAGTAGTGGTTTCTACGGTGTCTGCAGCAATCAATTCATATACAATCCTATTATCTTGTTCACCTTCAACTGCGTTTGTATCCCTGTTTTTAAAGTATTGTAATCTTAACTCATCACCTGGTTTTATTGTTTCATCTACATCAACAGTTTTGAAATCTTGATCGGATCCAGTGTAGAAGTATATTTTAAATTTACTTCCTGCTTTTGGTGCTTCTCTAAATGATATTCTTGTTCCACTCTCGAAAAGAAAATCTTCATCTGGTCTTTGTAATACGTCATTAATAAATATCAAGAAATTATTTTTAAGTATAATTCCTGAACCCTCTTGAGCAACTATACTATAATACTCTCTTTCGCCACCACCTTTTGTTCGAGTAAGTAAAAAGTTCTTTCTAAAACCATTAAATTGTGAACTAAGATCATCAAGTTCAATTAGTTGCCCAAAACACCATCCTGCAAATTTATCTTGAAACTTACTTGTTACAGTAATATTAAAAGCACTTGTTCCTATTCCAACTAATGGTAATGTGGTTAATTGTAAATTATCTCCAATTTCATAACCAATACCACGATCTGACATATCAAATGATACGATACTACCACCAGTCCCTACAACAACATCTATAGTAGCTCCAGATCCATTTCCACCAGATAAAGGTATGTCTTTGTATGGACTTGGAGGTGCTGCCGTAACAAAATTTAAACCAGTTGATATACCAGTATTAGTGTAACCAGTTCCTGGATTTACAATAGTTACTGATGTTACTACACCTGCTGTAACAGAAGCAGTTATCACAGCGTCAACTCCACCACCAAGTCCAACATCAAGAGTTATGGTATTTGTGGTAAATGCCATTATCTCTAAAGTTGTTCCAGAAGCTGGATCGGTTGATCTTGGATAAGGGTGGTCTGTTGAATAATTATCTTTAGAACATCTAAAAATAAGTGAATTATTATCTAAAGTAACGGTATTTGCGAAAGTAAGTCCGTGATTAGGAATTGTTAATGTTAGAAGTCCAGTTTCAGAAATATAAACTGCGTCTGTTGGAGTTAATTGAGATCCACCAGTAACATTAACAGAATTAGAATTAGATGATATGAATACGTGTTTGTAATGTCTTTTGGGATCTACAACAGAAATTAATGGGGGTGTTAAATATCCAGCACCTCCACTTGCTATACCTACGGATTGTATAGTACCTCCTACTGATACAACTGCACTGAATAATGCTTTTCTTGGTGGTTCATATCCACTTCCAGGTTTGACATCAAATTCATTTATAATTCCACCTCTAGGTAAATCTTTATTTCCAGAAGTTCCAGTAAAAACAATTGTTTGCCCAACTCCAACTCCAGTATTAGTTCTAGTCATCTCATAATCTGATTTAAGAACACTACCAGATTCTCTTAAGAAAGGTTTTTGGAATATATTATTGATTAGGAAAGCACCAAAACTTTCATCAACTCCAGACACATCAACACTATTTGATGTTAAATTAAATGATTTTGTAGATCCATCAAATCTATCTGATATATCATCAATAATTGTATTGTTGTCATAATTTAATCTGGAATATACTCTACCAGAAAAATTAGAACGAGTAATAATTCCACCAGTTGATACTGGCCCATAAGGTGCTTCGGAAAAATATATTCTTCCTTCATTAACTCTATAATCTCCTTTAACCACTGTTACTGCTGCACCAACAGTATGTGCTGCAGCTACTGTTCCCATTTCTCCCCTTATAACGTTTAATGAATTTGTTGATCCAACTCCTACTAAATTGACTTTAATTATTTCATCCTCTATTTTAAGTAGTGATTTACCTAAAATTTCTGATACATCGTTTAAAAGTATGACATTATTAGATGCCCCAAGTGCGGTTGATAAACCTACAGATATCACGGTTGTAATACCCACAGGACTTTGAATTACATTATCAATAGTAATTAAAGATCTTATCGTTGCATCTTCTGAGGGAACTGAGAAGAAACTAGTACTACCAATACCAATTACATTAGTAAATGAGACAGCAGATCCTGCAATCGCAAGACTAGCAGCAATTGCCACTTGAATAGTATTGGAATCTATTTTCATTGCAAAAATTTCTGATGGCAATAAAGTTGTTGCAGCAACACCAGCATTAGTGTCTGATGTCTGTGCAATTCCAATGGGTGATTTTCCAGTTTCGGGTTTGTATATTAATCTTTCACCTGTATTGAAATTATGTTCATTAATAGTTATTAGATGATCTGATGTGTTTATACCAGAGGGATTAAATTCTTTATGAAATAAAGGACTTCCCTGAGAAAATAAATTAAAACTAGTCGTTCCTATAACTCCACCACCAGTAGAAGTTACAATTCCAGTAAATTGTGAGCTTATATCATCAATTAAAACCACTTTATTTGTTTGCGATTCATTATAATCAGTTATAATTTTTGAATTAAATACAACTAATTTTGATAAATTTTCATCTTCAGTATCTTCACTAACCATGTCATAGAAAAATCTTTCATGAACTGATGATTCTTGTTCAATATCAACATTTAAATCTATATCAGATTCTGAAGTGGGTTTTAAATTTGATTGTGATGTAGTTCCGATACCTAAATTACAAAAATTCTTAAATCCTGAGACATGAGATAAACTATCAATAGCATCTTTCCAAATAGTAAATGGAACAGCACCTTTTACTGAATATGAGAATCTCTGATAATAATCATTATCATGTATTCTCTGTGTTTCTAAATTAAGTTTACCTGTATCATCTTTCCAACCATTTAAATTGGTAGCTGTACTATCTACATTTAAATCAAAATTAAATTTAAATTGTCTGGTTACTGTTCCTTTATTGTTACTCACTTCTCCAACAACAATTTGATCAGGTTCAAATTCTGCAGTCGTATCAAATACTTTTAATGATTCAGATAACTGATTCCAACCATTTTTAGCTACAGTTCCCGAAACATTTTTTCCAACAACCTTAACCACTTCATCATCAATAAAACTAGTTCTTTTAAATATTGGTGTAAATATTGCTAAATCATCTTTTTTTATAACTCTACCAAAATTATTTTCTTCTTGGTATAGACCTCCAGTTGTTCCAAGACCAACTATTGAATAACTAACTTTTTCAGCCCCACCTGTGGTATCTATTCCAGTGACTGTAAAATATTTGTAATCGTAATCACTTGAATTGTATCCATCAGCTTCATTTGTAATTTTAATATTTTCAACAAATATTTCATCACCTACTTTAAAGGGAAAACTACCAGAATTGTTATAAAAACCACTGTTAGATCCAGATCCTACCTCTGGATTTGGTGCTCTTAATTCCAAAGTAACTGTTTTATTACTATCAGTTGATGCTCCTTTAACGACAATTCCATTTGAATTTACAACTGGTATTACTCTAAGATCTTCAGACAATCCAGTGTCATTTGTCAAAATTTTAACATCTTCAACTGTTGATCCATTTAAAGAAGTTTGAGCAACTATTAATGGTTTACCTATAGCTAACACATTAGGTGGACTTGTATAATTTTTACCACCTGAACTTATTCCGATACTTTCAAGAGTCAAAGTGTTTTTTAATTTTAAAATTACATTACTATCTGCTTTTGGTTTTAAAGTATTATCTGGTGAAAATTCTAATCCTTGATTTAATACTTGAGTATTATCAATTCTTCCAATATCATCAGATTCTACTGATAGAACAGCATTTACTCCAGATGTGGTTTCTATAGATGTTATAATGGGTAATTGGTCAACATTAATTCCATCACTTAAGACTTTTATTGAGTGAACTCCACCAATTTCTCCAGTTGAATTTGTGGAATAAAATGCAGATGAAAATCCTAAAGAAGTATATGAATCCACTTCAGCAACATTTTCTAAATTAAAATTAAATCCAGTGCCAGTACCAGCGATTCCTGTAACTGTATATTCTTTATTATTAAAGAGTGAATCTATTACTTCTATCTTGGAATAGTCAATTACTCTCTCATCAACTGGTAAAAATATAGTTTTACTATAATTGTCTTTTTTACCTTGAATTCTATAGAAAAACTCACTTAACATGGAATCTCCAGTTAAAATTTGAATATTACCAGTTCCTTTAGTAATTAAATTTGTGTTATATTTTGATTTAAAGTTTTTATCAACATAAAAATCTATGTCAAAATCATTCAAACTTGAATCTGATGTTACAAAATTAATTGTATTATTCTTATAAAAAGTTAATTTTGGATTTATCTTTGATATTTGATGATCTTGTCCTCCAGTTGATCCAATACTTATATAATTAATTGGGAATATTGATGCATCATATGAATTTTCTGCTAACCTGATGGTGTTTATCGAATCCCTGATAACATAATAAACTCCATTATCGACTAATGGAGAAGCTGGAGTTGATGCATTATAAACTATTAAATCACCTGTTTGAAAATCATGATTATTAATTGTTATTGTAGAATTAGCTGTATTACCTATCGAAATTGCTGTATCTATAAAAGATAAAGGATTTACAACTAATTTTCCGATTGCCGAATTGTATCTAAAGTCAAAAGTTTGAGTTTTATTTGAAGTGATGTGAAGTTTAAATTTATCATTTACTGATAATCCATGTTGATTCCCTATAGTTGTCCCGATTCCAGCAACAGTTACTGTTCCATCTACTTTTCTTAAAAAACCAGTGACATTATCAACAATTTTTTCAATTTTATGGTCATCTCCAAATTCTTCACGAATATCAACAACAACGTCTTTAAAAAATACTTTATTATTTTTAAATGACGACTTTTCAGTGGATAAACCAATAAAATCATCACTTATTTTAGAACAATAAAGTTTATCAAAATCTGATAAGTCAAAATCATTTGCTAAAGTGACATCTTTTGTTGCTGTGATAGTTGATCCTGTTGAAACCAACTTAACTTCATCACCATCTTTAAAATCATGATTTGGTAAGTATATTGCCTTTGCTGGAATTGACTTATAAATTGTTCCTATACCTGTATTATTACCCACACGTCCAACAGCAACGTTTGATACTGTAGTTCCAACACCAACTGATGCAACTCCCTCAAAATAACTTACTGCAGGTAATTCTATATTTTTATTTTTTATATTTTTAGGAACAGAATATGTAAATTCTGTTTCAGATCTTGAAACTATTGTTCCTGCACTGTGAGTTGTTGCTGTAGTAGAATTATGTTCTCTTCTAACTCTATATCTATTATTTACATCATCAAATCCTAATATGAGAAATTGTTCGGATCCTATTTTAACAACATCATCTACCGCAAATTTTCGAGAAGCAGTTGAATCAGAAAAAGTGACAAAAGTTGTAATTCCAGTTGCGTTTAAATTAGGAATACTTGTAGATAATCCAGAACTAACTGTTGTGACACCAATTATTTTAACACCTTCAATATTTTTGTAAATTGTCGATGATATACCTGTAATTTCAACAATATCTCCACTATTAAGACCATGTGGAGTAGTTGATATTCCTGTAACTTTTCCGTCTATTATAGTAAATTTAAGATTATTAATTATAGTATTAGTTGTTCCTACTGAAACTATTTGTTTTCCTATGACCTCATCTACTTCAGCTGAAATAGTAGGATCATTGAAATTTAAGGTATCTTTTACTTTATAACCTGATCCAGGTTCCTCTACTTTAATACCTGTTATTGTTGATGATCTAATTGCATTAACTTTAATTTCTGCTTTTGAATCTAAAGGGTCTTGAAGCAAAGGATATTTTTTAAACTGATCATTTAAACCTAAATGTGTAACAGTTCTTTTATAATCACCACTATTTAAATTTTCATCTGTTTGTTTACTTACTGCCAAATAGTTAAATGAGTCAGTTAAATCACGGTGTGAAAATGTAATATAGGGGAATGATGGGTTTTTAGTAGACTTATCTATTGTTGAAAAATAAGCGTAAGTGCCTTCAGGAAAATCAGAGTTAATAACAAATTTTCCATTATTTACGTCTAAGTCACCACTTTCATCAAAATTATAATCTTTTATAAAGAATCCATTTTCATAACCAGGTGGTCTATATTTTCTACTAATTAAATCTAGTCTTTCACTTTCTAAGTTAAGTTTATATCCAGATTCCATAAAAGTAAGTCCAATTCCTGTTCTATTTCCAACTGGGCCATAAATTGGATTACCATCATAAGACCAACCAACAATCTTTGAATGGTTATCGGTAGATTCTGTTGAACCTTCAATATTATCTCCAAGTAAACGACGATATTTTTTAACTGGATAAAATGAGCAAATTTTATTGCCTGTATCTCCTCTTAATTGAAGAAGTTGACTGTTATTATTTGTTAATGCATAACTATATCTTTTTACTGAGTCTATTTGCCAATCATATATTTGAGCATTAACAATAGCACCAGAACCAGAAGGAAGTATTTTTATCGAAGTATTATTTGGATCATAACCCGATCCACCTTCAACAACAATAACATCTGTAATTTTTCCATCTGAAACCACAGATTTTAATTCAGCAAATTGTCCAATAGTTCCAGATGTACCACCTATTCCAATAACTTCAAGATTTGGTGGTGTTGTAAAATTAGTTCCACCATCTACAATTTCAATATCATTAATTTTACCATCAATAATAATTGGACGTAAAGATGCATTTTCGTCTCCAGTTAGTAATTTTACTTGAGGTGAACGTATGTAATTAATAATATCTGTTACGCCATATCCAACTCCACCATCTGTGATAAAAATACTTTTTAATTTTCCCTTAACTACTGGTGTAGCTGACGCTTTATAATAATCAGGGACTATATCTGTTTTTCCAACCGATACTGTTCCATTGATTTTAAGATTTATGTCAGGATATTTAAAAGTATGTGTACCAACACCGACACTGTTTAAATTTGTATATATTTTTCTTTCATAATCTTCAATATTATTTTCAATTAATTCAACTTTAAAATCAGTGATGTTAGCTGTAGCATTACTTCCATCAACCGCATCAACGTACAAGAGGAAAAATTCATTATTTTCACTAGTAGCGATAAATTCTCCAGTGAGAACTCCAATTCCACCATCCCAATCCAAAAACCTAGTTGAACCACCAGTGTCATGGGTAACTCTAGGTTTTCTTGCTCCACCATCAAAATTAATCTGAAAATCAGTGTGTAATGAAATTCTATATTTTTCACCACTTCTTAAATTTTTTAAATTAAGTTTAACAAAACCAGCATCACTACTATGGTCATCCACCT